CTGCTGCTGCTGATGGTGCTGCTCCTGCTGCTGCTGGTGGTGGTGGTGCTGCTGCTGGTGGTGTTGCTGCTGGTGGTGGTGGTGGTGATGATGATGATGATGATGATGATGATGATGATGATGATGATGATGATGATGTTGGTGCTGCTGCTGCTGCTCCTGCTGCTGCTGCTGATGGCGGTGCTGCTGCTGCTGCTGCTGCTGGTGGTGGTGGTGATGCTGCTACTGCTTCTGCTGCTGATGCTCCTGCTGCTGCTGCTGACATGTGTGATGGTGGTGATGGTGATGGTGATGGTGATGCTCCTGCTGCTGATGCTCCTGCTGCTCCTGCTGCTGCTGCTCCTGCTGCTGCTGAATTCTCTAATAAACGTTGTCTTGATAATGTATACATTTCCAAATGACCATTATGGATTGGATTAAATGAACCACCATTTACAAGTATTGCGATTTTTTTAGAATCTTTCGCTGATGATGATGATGATGATGATGATGATGATGATGATGATGATGCCCTCCTTATTTCATCGATTCGTTTTTTAATTTGATTGATGACGCCATCTACATTATCTAATCCGAGGTTGAGGTGAGGAATAGCAGCACCATGGGGCGTTTTCTTTGCTAATATTAAGTCATCCACCATTATTTGAGTTTTTGAGTTCCAATTACGTCGCGCCCAATTTAAGTATCTTGGAACTACATCAGCTACTTCATAATCCGCAGCGTTGTTTTTTATTGCGTGGGATGCTTTTGTACCTCCAATAGAAAAATAATTTTTGGGGTCATCTTCTTCTTCTTGTTTTTTATCGGTTAATTTATGTTTATCTTTACCAGTCCAAGCAATAATGATACTTTTTGGTAACGTTAAAAATGAATTAGCAAAATTGATACAATCCTCTACATTACCAAGATTATTCCTATCCGGTACGTAGATAATATCCTTATCGCCTATATATCGCATCGTAGTGAATGGAATAATTCTAAATATTTTAGTGTATTTTGTATCACTCAATATACCTTTCATATTACCCATTATATGGCCTTGTCCACTACCCTTTAGTTCCATGAAATCAATTGGATTTATAATACCATCTGTAAATGTCGATGGTAACGCCTTATCATCGTGCTTAAAGTTGTATTTATTAAACATTTCAGCTGTCTGTTTTTGATTAGCTGAATATGTGATACCAATATGTTCATAACCACGTTTTATTAATGCATCAATTGCTGCTTTAATTGGAGCGAAAATTAGTTTATCTTGTTCCATATCGCGATGCCAATTTCCGTCCCCTTCAACTACTTGAACAACGCTGCCGGTAATGGTTGTTAAGTTATCATTCTCGAATACAAGCAAATGCGGAGGAAATTCATTATTTATACTATTCCAATTGTTTATTTGTTGTGTTTGTGCACCATTACATAAATATAGTCCGGGCATAATACTGGAATGAATCGGATTAATTATATTTATTTCAGTAACATAATGACCACTATTTAATGTATTACCAATATGCCATATTAAACAAACTAGCTTATATGTTCTGCCATTAAAATTATATATTGTAGTTGGATCGTCCGTATAATTCAAATTTGGCATATAATTTTTTTTTGTTTTTCTATCTTCGGATTGAACTGTTGGAGATAAAAATATATAATCATTCGATTTATAGGTTACAAACTCATCTGGAACTATACGGGACAATATACTACGAACATCCTCAAATCTATGAAAGATTATAAATCGATAAAGGTTATGCAAAATGTTACCGGGGTCACCTGTAATATCTAGGGCGATATCTTCATTTCTATTGTAAGATTTTGATAGTAATGTCCTTTCATACCTATTTGATATCTCTTCTTCTACATTCTGCTTTAAAGTAAATTCGGCACCTCTTGATGCATTACGTTGTTTTTGGTCTAACAAATGAGCGAATTCATTAATGTATTTTTGAATAACTGACATAATATCATTATTACGGTCATATTTACGACAAGCATAAAATGATATGAAATGTTCAACTGCGGAATCAATATATCGTTTAAAATTACTATGTTGGTATGTTCGGGATGTGGGTTTATCCATTATACTATCATATACGTTATACTCGTCATTTATTTTTCTACTCAAACATGTAGCCTGATTATGAATCTGACCATTAAACTCATCTGTAATATTCGCGCCATTTAATGACACTGGTATATTATCTAATACATTTTGAATTGTTAATGGGCTATGTCTATCTAACTTACGTGTAATACTTTGTTGTAATGGAATGGAAATTAAAAATGACCTATCATCAAGTTCTTCTTCTATCTTATCAATAATAATCTCCCTTAAATCATGACTTAAATGAATAGAATACCTTACATTCTTACTATTGAAATTAATACATGGAAATAGTAACAATAATAATTCGTCACATGTCTCTTGTTGGTGTGAAGCCAACTTATCAAACAATTGTATTTCAGGACTATTCGCGTTTTCCTTTATTATTTCTTCACGAAGTGCCGAAGAACCTTGTAACAAGGCGCCAATCTCAATAACACGCGATGCCTTGCCGACAAATGGATACGATTCCTTATCTATAATAATTGATTTAAACAAATGATGAAAATATTTACATTTTTCAACAGATTGTGATGATGTTTTAATCCAATCTCTAAATTTTTGAGTATTCATTAACATTTGAAACGTGCTTTGAACCCAACATGAGGCCGCTGGTGAATTATCTGATAATCCGTATATTGGATTAGGTAGTTTTTTTACTTTTTTATAGATAACATCCGTACTGAATGTTTCTTTTGACATTATCACTCTTCCTACTATAGAATCACTATAATTAACTATATACTCATTCTATTTTTCTTCTATACCAAATACGCTATTTCGCTCCTCCCCCGCCCCCGCCCACCTTCGCAGGTTGTGACGACTCGAACGTGTCATCCTTAAAGAGCCGATGATACTTGACCAGTTCTAAATGGTCCGTTTCTTCCTTCTCCTTCTTCGCCTTCTCAAGTGTGTGAAGGGCGTTACTGATTTCTAAATCACTCACATTTTTTTGAGGCCCATGTTTCTCTTCCGTCATCGTATGTAAGTCCCTAAATTTGGAAGGAATCACGCAATACTTGCTATCTACATTCATGAGGTGGTCTGCCACAATCGTAAAACATGCGGTAATAACAAGTGCGTAATAAATACTGCGAGTACCCATCCAACTCACAGCGAATACCAGAACTTCCTTGCTCATCAGGTATTTAATCCATGATTCCGTAGAAGAATTCAAATCTAGGTTAATATACCTGGACCCGATATTTAAAATAATCATAACAAAACCTGCGAAAAATGTACTGGTATTCAGGTTATGGAAAAAGTTATGAGCGGCGGTAAGAACCTTCGAGTTCATGATATTATTCGCAGGGGATTGTAGTGTGAAAAAGTTCGTTTTCCCGGAAAATAAATCCGTAAATGATTTCAGGGTGATGGGTGGAATGAGAGGGGATGATGCGATAGAACCAGGTGCGCCACCAACTTGTGGTGGTTTAGGTGCGCCGACTCCCGTCCCTGCGCCGGTGCTCCCTGAGCCTGAGCCCCCTGCGATTTGACTCGCCCTCCTTCTAAGTGATGTGCTGCTTCTGCGACTATGTTTATTCTTTGACATGAGGCCACGCCTACCTAAAATAGTAATAATGTTGCCAACTATTACTATTACAATAGATTATTTCTTATGATTTGCGTCGTCCGCGGAACGCATTTCTCAGTTTTCGCATACCCTGACGCGCACCTTTGTTAAATTTCTCGCGGATTTTGAATCCTTCCACATCAACTGCCGAAAGGTCTTCTTCTATACTAGTCGGCGCCATAATCGATTCTTGAGATTTCCACTTACTAAATATTTCTTTGAACATCGTTTTGATATACTTGATTTTCCTCTGAAAATCGGTCATCGGCTTGCCATCGTTGTCGTCATCGCTGTCGTTGCCGTCATCACGTTCATCGTCGCTATCATATGTGTTGCGCAAATCATAACCGCCCGCTTTTCCGCGGTATGAATTCGGTCCATCTTTTACATAAGGTCCATCTACCTTTTCAGATATGTCTAGATGAGCGTTGCTTTGTTTATACGACGTTGCCGCACCGGCGGCACCAACAAGTTCTTTATGTTGCGTGGCTTTGTCGGCGGCGGCGGCAGCGGCGGCCGCCTTCTTACTCACATGACCACCACCACCACCATTGTTTTCTTTTTCTTTTTCAATACCATCCTGATACGTTCCAAACGCCGATGTAAGTAGCACAATAGACGCCATAAGTATTAAAATCGCGATGGTTCGTAATTTCATTTCTTTGAATATTTATAATACTCCTTCCTATAGTAATACTGTTTCCTATATTATTCCTATATAATATTTACTTCACCCCCAACGGCCGACCTCCAAAATAATACGTAATGCCATATAAATACCGCTTTTCGTCATTTGTATTATATGTATCATCATATAGTGGTATCCTGAAAATATTTTTATCGAAATTAGTGGAAACGGCATTGTCCCGCATAATCTTATTGAGAAGATTATCATTCGAAACTGTTATTGGCTCTAGAACCGTTAAGTCTTTGGATAAAGGACCATAGTTCACACCCGACATATCAAATATAATAATATCATTTGTCCGTTGAATAATCGCCAGATACGCTAATATCATTCGAAGTTCTTGAATAATAGTCTCATCCACGCCAACCGTATATAAAAACGACGAGTCATTCTTTGTTTGCGTTCGCATCATCGAGAGAATTTCGTCAATTCGTTTGCGATACCCATACACTTTAGTATATACGTTCAAATGCTTTTGTTTCAGCGCATCTTTATCTTTATACCGTTCATCCTTATCAATTCTAGAAATTAAATCACGGTATGTCTGGTCGCTGGAATTATCACCTTTTTCACCCTTGTTCAATGGTTGAATGTTTTTCATTTTTTCGGCGTTTGTGGTTCCAGTAATGAGAGAAACATACGACGCATCAATAACCTTATTATTATCAGTGTTCGATAACGTGATTCGCCTATATATATCTGCTGTAATATCTGCTGTAATATCTGAATTCGTATTGAATAATATGCTGGTATTGAATCGTTTCAAGCATCGTTCTATATGAATAATATGATTATTTACATCGTTATACATCTGTTTTTTTGTTATTCGAAAATCTTCCATCCCCCTCTGGCTTCGATATACTGGGTAATATACACAATCCATGAAATATTTTAATCGTTTTTGGTTTATGTTGTCTGTGTTTGTGTTGTTATCGGTAACATTACCAGCAAAATCGTATATTCCGCTTAATATGGCAGTTCGCGACCCAATAAGTTCATTATTACCGAACATAGTTATACCCCCAGCCCCTGTCCCAATCGAGCACTGCTTGCTTTTGAAATACTTATCCGTAAAGTCATTACTGTCTTCCTCTATGAATTTATTTGACCGCTGGTAATCTTTACCTGAGTTATCACCTTTTGTAATTTTCGGAAGCCAACCTAGTGAAAACCCCTCTTTGATAGGAACGCCGGTTGTAAGTTCATCTTTATCAACACCCCCCGAACGAGAGGGGCCCCCCATCTCCGCCCACGACCATAGAGGGTTGTCGTCACTTCGCTCTATGATTCGAAGCCCCTCCGCAGTAATTACTACGATACATAATAAGACAAATAATACATATTCCCGATATACCAATAAACTGACTAACCCGATGAACAATATTATCTGAAGAACCGCAAATGAAGCATCGGTATAAAAGATGTTATGATAAATCCATGATAAAATATATTGAAGATAATATTGGAGTTCCATATGATACGACTACTATTATTAGACTAGATATAATTCATTACACATATACACGATATTCGTATTGTATATGTATATATTCGTATGTTATCTGGCCGCGAGCCAACGATTACTTATTCTTAAGCATCTTGTTAATATCGCTAACTAAATCCGTTTGGGTTTCAGCGCCCTCCTTCTTATCACCCGCTTTTGCGGTTGGCTCACATCCTTCACCTTCGCACTTCTTTTCGTCTTTCGCCCCGGCTTGTCCTTCGGCACCTTCGGTAACGTCATCATCATCACCTGGAACAGCCATACCTTCAAATCCGTGGTAGCCGCTCATTGAAGCAACTATTGCAACAAACACCACGGCCAACAACCCAGCGGCAGTATGTTTCAATGAAAGAAACACAACAGCCGCAACAAAGATAAGCTTGCCAATAACGTTATTATACAAAAACCCGAGAAGATTGGGTTTAAGAAGCATGATAACGATAACCACCAATAAAACACCTAAAGTGAGTTCTTTGCTCAATTTCACCATTTTCGTCTTATATACATAACAAATATATTTTTCGTATATAACCGGAACAATCTTCACCGAATTAATATCTCATTTTTTTATAGGAGAACATGACATCTTTAGGTTTTTCGGAATATGCCGAAAGTAATAATAATGAGCCCAAAAATAATATTCGTCGAAATGGAAACGGCGGCCTTAAAAATCGAACCCTAAAGATTCCTCGAAATCAAGAAACGCCGACACAACCGAATAATCATCCGAATGATCTTGCAGCATCGGCCGGAAAGAAAATAAAGCAAATCAAGGATTATATCGAAAATATTCATCGTAAAGGAGGTGAAGATAGTGAAGAAGACCCCGATGACTCGTCGTCGGGGTCTTCTCTTCTTCCAGCCTATCCCGCACAAGGAATGGGTATTTATTCGACCAACGTGTCGCATTCCGGAATTATTCGTGGTGCTGAAACAGTATCTAGCAAAACATCACCGGTTGTTCGCAAAACGACACAGATGAATTCCCTAAATCCAGGTTCGTCGTATTCATCAACATTATTAGAAGGAATGGACACGGCTACGCCAACAATATCCAACATCGAGAGTCCCTATTTTGAGAAATTGACAGGAATATCTGGTGCGCCAAAGAAGGACACTATGGCTACTGCCGCAAATGCCACGAAAACTGCGCCATTTAGCACAAACGCATACGCATCACAATATTATGAACAGTTCGTTCCTTATGCCGAAACACTTGCCAACCAGTTGGCTAGTGGTGGCGGCGGTGGCGGTGGTGGCGGTAGCGTATCTGGAACAAATGCCGCATTGATTGAAAAGCTGAACTATATTATTCATATGCTTGAGGAAAAGAAGGACGAGAAAACTGGTCATGTCATCGAAGAACTTGTTTTGTATTGCTTTTTAGGAATATTTATCATTTTTGTCGTTGATACTTTTACACATGCAGCGTCGGGTGGGAGTGGCGGTGTAACTCGAAGTGGTATGTTTGGTGGTATCGGCCGACGTGGCTCGGCAACACAATATTATCGAAGATAATGCTTGCTGGCACTGGCACTGGCACTGGCACTGGCGCTGGCACTCTCTATATCATAAGAATATCTTTACACAACGTTTGGTCATGTATAATGGCATTATATAGAATGTAATACCATTTATCCCGTGATAACAATTTCCACGCACGCGCATTAGACGCCGACACAGTGATATCATCAATCAACCGATGATTATGTGCCAGCGTATCTATTATGATACATCTAGTGGAAGTGTTTTCTTTTTTTGCGTCAAGTGAAGCAACCATTTGTGCTGCTAATTGAAACCCGGAGACGAAATCGGTGTTATCGCATAATGTTTTATGTTGGATCGATGACATCAATAATAAAATACTTTTGTTGGCTGCCGAGATGGTACTCGTAGTCGTATTCGTAGTAGTACTCGTATTCGTAACAATCCTTTTCCCAAATGCGTCATATTTGGGTGTAATAACCGGAGGGATATACTTTACGAGAGCTGTAGATGTATTTGAAATATGTTCGTGAAGTTCAGATATACGATTTCCCTTTGTTGTCATTCGCTTCTTGACCCGTGTTTTATCCGTGCTGGACGAATGCGGTGGTTTCATTGCCTTCATCCATGAAGGCGCAAACAAATACACAGCAACCACACGTACTTGGTTGAATATCAGCATATAAATACGATACAATCCTCGTTCGACGAGAGATTGGAGTTGCGTGAGTTCGTTGAAGATACAACACCGGAAATCTCTCGAACATTCATTTATAAAAGAATAAAAAAGGGCGAAATTCACAGATGACACAGCGACAACCGACATTCCAATGCCGATGCCAGCGATGAGGCTTGGCAGCGCCTGCGCCTCTGGCATAGAAAATATATATGAATACACTGTCGAAAATGGAATAACAAACCATGGAATTTCACGATAACGGTATAATGTTTGTTCGCCTGCAATCTCTCGAGACTTCTGAATATATTCCGTTGTTTCAAGAAGTTCGAGAGATTCGCGCTCGCCAACCGTGTATCTTTCCCAAGCAAGATATTCGCACATATAAATGCTTATAGAACGATAAGGAACTGCCGATGACGATGATTCGAATGACAACATAATCCGGGGTGTTAATACCGATACGCCTTTTATTACATCAGCGCCTATCAACCTGTCATTAAGAACACCGACAAATACTGAAAGACCAAACGTATCTTGCGAGAGAATAATTCGTAGTGTATCACAAGAGATATACACATAAGAGTCCGTTTCAATATCTCGACGCCCCGGCATTATGATTTCCGTCTCTCGACGAGATAAGAATGCCGCAATACTCTCGAATGGGACGTCGTCATCTGTCTCACCACCACCAGCAATATACACATTTACATTCGTATGATTTACATGATTCAAAAATGGATAAACTACCGCGTTACAACATCGTTCTCCGAGAGATAATGGATTCATAATACTCGTCCGATGACGGCCATCAGTTCCGCCAAACCGACGTATCGTAAATCGAAATGTCAAAGGTTGGTTATACCAATATAAGTATTTGAACTTCAATATACAAACACACATGATAAATATTGAGCATACAAACACGATAATATAATGAAATAAGAAGGGTGATGTGCTTGCTACTACCGCTTCCAGAATGTCATTCATTATATTATAAGGATAAAATACGCCTACATGGCTTACGCTACCTTTTTTAATATGAACAAATACTGATATTCGTTCAATACATGAACCAGATCCACTTGTCCGGTTATAGTGAAACCAACTTCTTTTGCGATATCCAACATCTCTCGGTTCGTAGGCATGTAATATGTATGAATATTCTCTCGGACTTTACCGGTTTTGTCATCGATTAACTTTTCTACGAATTTCCCGACATTTTTCTCTCCAGTCTTCGCCGAAGACGGAGGTGGAGCGGTAAAATCCGACTTGTATTGAAAACTGCGAAACTTGACGAGAGAATTTGTGATACGTTCTTTCGCAAATTTCTGCGGCGTAACGATAAAGAGTGGTTTTCCACCCGGAACAACGGGGTCAAAATGGTTTCGGTCAACAAGATGGAGGATAAGATAACCTTCCGGTTTCAACCACTGATAACAATTCCGAAGAAATGCGCGCTTATCTTTTACATAATAGACCGTAAAATAAAAGCAGGTTAATACATTAAACTCTTCTTCACTAAATAGCATTGGTTTCATAAAATCCCCCTGAATGAATTTACATTTCGGATATAAATCTCTCGCGTTTTGAAGCATCGCGTTGGATTTGTCACAACCTACCACATTTAGCGCGCCTTTCTTGGTGAGTTCATGAACATGATGACCGCGACCACAACCCAAATCACCAATCTTGAAATTCTTGTTTTTGTTATCTGAGTTATTCAAAACACCAGTAATGTTAATAATCTCATCTACTTCCGCCTCTATTTTATTCGGCTGGATGAATAGTTCGTCATAAATATCCGCATAAAAACTGTCGTATATCGAGTCATTTTCATATACCTTGTATTTATCGCTCTGTTCAAATCCTTCTATGTGAGACGATAAGTCGCGCTTAATAAAACAGAATATCATCAATAATATGAACAAGAATGTAAGTAATTCCCATCGCGTTATGGATTGAATATAAGCAGAAAACGATTTATAGAATGCCACCATTTACTAGTATTTCGTTATAAAATATATTATCGTTATTCTCGCGCGAAAAAAAACAGATGAATTAGTATCGAATGACTGACCCAAATGAGATAAATGATATTCGCGGCGAAAGCGATTTTCGAGGTATAACCTTTTCTGCCTATAAAAAAACAGATGTACGCAAAGAACTATTGAATAGTCTATCTAGTTCTAAAATAGAACCCGCTTGTTACTGGAGTGCGGAACTCGTATGCTCAGGACATTATCTTGAACTGTGGGATATCATTGTCACGTTTGCGAGCAAATATATTCATTTAGCAAACCCTAAATTACCACTTTATATTGAAATGCGTTATGAGAGTTTTAAGTCGATTATATCGAATGGCTATACTGGTAATGAACTCCGACTACGAAACCACCCAAAGATGCGGACATTATTCGCAGAAATAGTTTGTGTTCTCTCTAACTCGAAGCGCCAACATAAATACGAGAGCGTGAAAATCAAGAAGAAGGAAGAATACGATATTGTGACGATGTCACAGCGCTTGAAAGCCCCACGGGTGGATTACGCACGGGCATTTTTCAGAGAAAGAGACCCGAAGGAGATTTTTATCGCAATGAACGAATTTGCGTATCATATCTCTCGCGACTCTAAAAATACACTCTTGGCGTGTTACTGGGTTGAGTGGATTGTCGAGTTTGAGACGATATGTAAGGCAAAGAAAGAAACATGTCGATGTGAGCGTCGGTCACACATCCCAGTCGACGATAAACTCCAATTTGACCCCATATGGATGATATGGGAAATGATTATTGCGCGAAGTAATGATGTGGAAGAGCATTCGCCACTGACTCAAAAAATCGTGAATAGTCTTTTACGTCTATACTGTATTCGTTTCACTCCGGGTGTGCGTAAGAAGCGTCGTTATCTCGTTTATTTTGCGATTTCACTTCTTACGACGGAATATGACAGTAAAATTGAGATGATACATGACCGACTCATTATTGAAACAGCGGTGGGGAATATTAACGGGATTTACAAGCAAATCAAGCAGCATGAGATTAGTCCAGATACAGATTATTTGTTTTCATCCGCAGGATATAATGGAGACAAACATGGCGATTTAGAGCGCACAATAAAAAGGTTAGAAGCCCTCAACTCGATGAATACGATTGTCCGGAAAAAAGATGATGAACCAGATACAACACAAGTACCCGCTATAATTCCCAAGAAGTATAGTCCATACGAATAATCTCTATATCTACTGTATATAGACAGATGTCACTTCCTTCTTTTAAATTCACGAATCTTGGCGCCCCGACAAATAATGAAAGTGCTAATAGCGGGTTATCGTCATTATCCAAAATGCAGAGGTCTGGTATTTTGTCAAGTATAAAGGAAAAGGCGCAAAACACGTTTAAGGACGTAGAACTGCCGTCTCTCGAGTTATCGGATAGCAACACTGACGGAAGTGACACTGACAGTGACAGTTTTTTCTCTATCGGAACCCTTATCAAGTTTATTCTCATTGTCGTAATCATATGGTTTATGTGGAGCAGTTTATCGACGAATGGTGATTTTCATTTAGGAATGGGGGAATTCGGTAATAAAATAACATCTTTTTTCAAATCGATGGAAGATAAAGGGCGTGGTCTTGTTGCTCGTATCACGAATACCCAGATACCTCTTGGCGAAAAAGATAGCAGCGACTCCGATGACTCCGATGACTCCGATGACTCCGACGATGACGGTCGCCGCAACCACAACAATATAGGCCTACCCGCAATACATCCTCACTCCACCACGACCACCACCACCACCAAGCCACATCGCGCACCAGTTCCGCCATCGATGACCAATAGTAGTGACAAAAAGCCGGGATTCGTTACTGACGACACCAAATATACGTTCTTAGATAAAGCCGACAAAAGTTATACAGGTTCCGCACCACGCGCGGATGATAGTACGAGTGTAACACAAAAACATCAAAGCGGGAAGGGTGGATATTGTTATATTGGCGAGGACCGCGGATTTCGAAGTTGCGTAAAAGTAGAAGCCACCGATAAATGTATGTCTGGCGAAGTATTCTCACGACACGATATTTGCGTGAATCCGAGTTTGAGAGAATAAAAACATTAAAATGACAGGTATTTGATTTCGGGTGTATATGTAAATGACTCACTTGTTTGTTGCTCTCCGTTCGAATAGACAAGCGTTATGGTAAGAAAATATTCTGTGCCAACAATAATAATTTCAGAACCGGATGAAACTGCCGGTATTCGTATTTTATGTTCTCCCGTTCCTGATATAGGTTGTCTATCAATATTAATACTTGTTTCATACACCGAATTCAATCCATTTACACGAACATAAGATATACTGTTGGTCGATGCGTATTCAGTATTAATCGAAAATATCATTTCAGCATATGATAATCCAGATGAAGTATAATATCCGTCTATACTGAATATAATCGCCTTTGCTGAACTTGGATTTACTGTAACAAACGCGCGCGTACTTTCAGTACTTGTCAGATATCCATTATACGCTTCAATAACGGCAGAATACGAACCATCTACTAAGTTATTATTATTAATAATCGCAATATTGGCACTGTATGACACCTGAATATCATTTGAAGATAAGTCGAATGGATATGTAATCCCCGACCCCATAGAAGATGGGGGTGTAATCGTAATATTATAGTATTTGATAGCACTACCGCCGGAATCAGGTCTCTTCCATACGATATTGATATAGTTTCTACTACTATCTGCTATCAACGTCGAAATTAATCCAAATTTTGATGTCATCAATACATTCGTGGGTATTCCAGGTTTCATCAGTGTTCTAGCGGTTATAATAGCCGACTCTGGACCCACGCCCACACTATTGATGGGCTCTATCTTAATTTCGTATTTATTTTGATTTATTAAATTACGCAAAACATAGCGGCGGATTTGACCTTCCGCAGAAACAACGCTATTAATATTCAGTGATATTTTTGTCCATGTTGTATCGGGAACCTTACGGTAATACAAGTTATACATCGTAATAGATGGTCCATTATAGGATGAACTACTACCACTGCTTCCTATATTTACTGGGTCGGTCCATTTTAAATCTATCATCAAGTTTTGACGTTCATCTGGAGCGTTTGTAAAACCAAAGTTGGTAATAATTGATGGAACCGATGATGTTTTCAGAGTGAGTGTTGCGGGGACACTCGATAATCCACGCACATTCCCCGAATACACCGATATATAATAAATCGTATTATCTCGGATTTCTAATGACCCAGGTTTTCTCTGAAACACAACAGAATTACCGTTGATTTCACCAGAATTTTTATTGAATGTAGCGACACTACCAGCGGCAGGCTTATATGGAAACACGCTTTCATATGGTGCCCATGTTTTATTATTATCAGAATAAGTAATCACATATCCAGTGATTGGAAATCCGCCGTTGGAATCTGGGGCATCCCAATTCAATGTAACACGCTTATTCACGTTGTCATAATCACTAATGCGAAAGTTTGTAGGCTCAGTTAATACCGTTGTAGATATATTGGAGGTGAGTTGAAGACCCGCTTCATATGTATAGGTCCGTTTGTAATTATACAAATTCACAGAAGGGTCATAGCACAATAACCTCTCCTTTCCAGGAACACCACACGCAGTTGTAAGACCGCACAAAATCCGACTATTTGCGGCTGTCGGCGGACAAATCAATGCGAATGGACTAGTCGTATCTGTTACATACTTCGTCGAATTACCGATATTCCGCATTAATTCACCGCGGGATGCCTTTGCGTATTTCTGTTTTTTCGTTAAACCACCAACGTTTTTTTCATACTTTAGAATCTCGGCCTTGCGCCGCATATCATAAACTTCATCTACCTGTGTAACACTCAATTTCGCTCCAGTAACGATATCAAATAAATTAGATGAACGACATTCTGGATTAAAACGTGTCCAAAACTGGCGATTATATGGATTTGTATAAAATAGATTGGTATTACAATTGATAACTGAAGGTGTTATTTCAAATATATTCACATCGAACCTAGCGACTTTTTGATTGAAATTCGTAGTCGCGGATTGAATTATGGTTATGATTGCGGTGCCTGAACCATATATATATGCGGTATAAACCGTCGTCGCACCGGTTCCACTGACACTTATTTTCAATATATTTTCATTAGACGAACTAAATGAAAAACTCGCATCTGTATCTGTATTCGTTGAAGTAGGAGGGACAAGGATAAATGACCCTTCCGATGTCATTTTGTTCATATCCGGCAACTTATACACCGTACTTGAACTTCCAGTATTTTTTTCTGGAATTTGATTGTTGAAAGTTGGTGTCGATTTTTCTATGATAATACTAATGGTTGTACGATAATTTTCCATATCACCGACACGCTGCGCCGACCGTTGATACATCGGTGTTTCTTCTTGAAAAAATTTGATAGGTATATCAATATGACTGCCACTCGGCTGAAGCGTACTCTTTTTGAATGTAATTCGATTACCAGTTATTTCAATGTAGTCGTTGGATTTCGTGAATGTACGCGGAAGAGAAATAATGCTTAAATAATATTCAATTTGTGCGTAATCCGGTATTCCATTCACTATATTTTTACGCGTCGTGTTGGCGAAGTCCGAAAAATTAAGGTCAATAAACCCATTTAGATATTCACGAACAATTTTGCCGTTTGTATTTGGAATAGAATTTGTTTGAAGTGCCATGGTCGTTGGTTCTGGAGTAGAACCTGGGTAGATACTACCAACGCCGGTAAATGGATTATGACTAATATCAGTCGTGGTTTTTGTTATTGTAAGTGGAAGTAATATCTTTTTTTCAAGATAAGATGGAGGAGATGCGGCTTGTTTCATCTCCATTCGAAGTGTCATCGCCGTTTGGCCATAGATAAATCCGCCACTAATATCATAAACGCCATTGATAACAAGGACATTACGATACGGAAGGCGGATATTAGCCGCGCCTTGATTTTTATATATTCCTGACGGATTTTGTAAGTTGCCAGAGTCGCCCGATGCTTGTGGTATTACATAATAATCTCTGTCTAGCGATATGACCGATACAGCATAGCTATTATTTGGGAATGAAAATCGGATTGGTGTGTTGAAATTAGATGAAGAAATATTGATAAGTGGAATTACGCCGATAAGAGTTGAACGACGATCCACAATTTCTCTTGGAACATCTGTGTCTCGATATCCAGCGCCTGGGTCGGTGCTTGGAATCGTAAATGTACCCGGTAAAAGTGTGAATGTTGTATTATAACTTAAAGAATATATGTTATATCTGTGATTGTCATCACCTACATTGAAATAAACATCCGAATCTGGTCTGTCTTGTTGTAATGATGGCGTCCATGTCGGCTGTTGAGCCATTATATTTTTTTACACCAGTATTGCTGATATGTGAGCGTAAAAAAATATTACCGCATGTACCAATTATTCGACAAATAAGACCCAGCGTTCTTTGTAGATGATGCGCTTCCAGTTGATGAAATCATTTTCATGTTAGGACCTTCATCCACGATGCTCTTGATTTTATTTGCTCCGACCGAATAATTGAAATACTGTATAGTAGATATATAACCGCTAAAACGGTTGGCTGCCTTATTCTCACCGATATTCACCTTTCCATAATTTTGAAGAGGAATACCAGCCGTTTTTCGTCGCTGAGCTAGACGACCGTTGATATACAAATCAATCACGTTATTTGTTACACGAATTACGGCATTCACCCAGTTTTTAATTGGAATATCGGTTGCTATGAGACGTTCATGTAAATTTTCGCGTGGTGTAGCTGTATTATCACTTTTACCAGAGACATCAACGACCGCAAGTAAAGAAACATTTACACCCTTATCAGTTCGGTCTGGATTACTATCCGTAACTGAATCTGTAAAACGTATATACAACCCTGGTGCGTTATTCGGGTAATAAATCCCATCACCGTCCGACTTTGTTCCTTCACCGCCTTTGCTAAAGATTCTTGAATACTTACCTTTTTTAAGCGGAACTTGATTGATGAAAAACCATGCCGACCATGTATATTCTAAACCGCCATCTTCATTCATAGAACGTGAGATAAAAACAGAATCCGGCTTGGATGGGTCCTGTTCTATCTTCATCGCCATATCTTCCGTATTCGCAGTTCCATCTAAAACATACGGCGACATACTTGGAAGCATAAAATACGACAATCCGATAATTGAAAGCTTCACTGCTACCGAAAACACAATGAATACCATCAAAATAAATGCGAACTTTGCGACAAGACTGTTTGAATCCATAAAATCTCTTATACCAAAACCACCAACATTAGATGAAGAAAGACCTGCGTCACTCGGTTTCGAGAAACTAGATGTTATTCCTTTTAAAAATCCGCCGCTATCGCCACTGCCACTATCATTCATATTTTTGTTATTATTAGAATGGTTACTAATATAAATGAATAAAAAAACAATAGATTCCTGAATGTATTGTTTTTTGTATTTGTCATTGTAATAATATTATATTTATGTGCTCACAGAAGCTTGCTCCTGATTATCCACGATAAAACTCAACTTCACCTTATATTTGTTAAGGAGATCGCTCCAAGGGCTTCCGCCAAATCCTTGTGAATAAATATCCCATGCTTCCTGAGGTGCGATAGGAGAAGCCTTCAGTTTAACATTCGTTATGAAGCCAACGTCATCAGTAGCCGCAGGAGTAGTATCATCTCCTAAAACAATACTCTGGGTTTCACCTAATTTAGAACCTGTATTAACAACGCACGATTTCACCAATTTACCATCAACATAAACGTCCATCGCAGAACCGTTGAAACTGATTATAAGATTCACCCATTTCTGAAGAGGGAAATCTGCGATTTCGCAATCATCCGTACTAGTCGATGCACTCCTTGGAAAAATCTGGATCGTATTTGTATTATCTTTAAACAATACACGAAATATTGAGGCCTGACCTGCTGTATCAGAACAAAACCGTATCACATTTGTTCCACTGACCCACTTCTTAATGTAGAACCAAATCGAGACAGCACTATTTGCCTTAAATGAACTTGGTAAATTTGTGCCTTGTAGGGTTGTCTTATTTTTCCATTTCTGCATCGTTCCTAAAGTAGTATAACTCGTAGTTAATGCCTTGAAAATGACATATAACAGAAGAAGAATTACAATAACTGCTAGAACTAGTTTTGAATTCATATGTTCGTATAAATATTATATATATTATATTACCGTTTATTCTGATTCTGATTCTGATTCTGATTCTGATTCTGATTCTGATTCTGATTCTGATTCTGATTCTGATTCTGATTCTGATTCTGATTCTGATTATTTTGAATACACTGTAGTAGAACCGGCTGCTTTAACGTCATCCTCAATTGTAGTCGTTCCAATCATCGGCGGATTCTGTGACTTCAACATATTGTAAGTCCATCGCATCTGCTCTTTCGTGAGTGGTGTAGTATGAAATGCGAAATTACAAATCGTACCATTTAATCCTTTAATATCACCCACCGTAATCGGTTTCAATTGAATATCCGGCATGATAAAGTCGCTACGAACAACGAGTTTTGTATTCAAAAAGAAGTCCATCGTTTTTCCATTATAATTCACTACAAAATAGTTCCATCTTTGAAGAGGAATAGGTGCGTCGAGTTCTTCGTCGTTATCTAATAACATCTTAAGATGCCATTGTGGATTATGATCTGTCGTTTTTACAGAAATGATTTTATTGTAATTCGCCTTAGAATTATAAATCAAATCAGCGTCCTTCTTCGGATTACCACCCATATCAAGAGTATTACACCATAGTTTCAGCTCAGCTTTAGATGGGTTATAGGTTAATTTGGGCACATCACCGAAATTAAATATCTCTAAATCTTTGTCAGTAGAAGTGACATTATTATTCAAGAAGAACCATCCAGAAATCGAGTAATTATAGCGCTTCTTTTCTTCGACTGGGCAATTTGCCGCTTTATCTTCTGGTGTGCGGTCAATACCTGTATTGTGATAAATAAATATTTGCGGACTTTGCGTATTCAACTTCGTATCGTATTTATCCTTTAGTGTTACGGGAGCGGCGACAATTTGTGATGCCGATGCGCCAATATAATTTAAGAGATAAGGACCACCATATAATATCGCAATAAGAAGTAACTCTATTGCGACAATAATCCATATGGGACGCGTCGTATCTCCAACTGTGCTCTGTGACGACTGAAGAAGGTCAAGAAAGAGACACGGGATGTAAATAATACACAACCACAACAAATGAAGCACCTTTATTCCAATTGCGGATTTCGTCAGGTGAAAGATGAACATGGCGAGTATCAATACAACCATTACACCATGCTGTTTATAATACGCAAGAGCACATAATATGATGAAGAATACAGTGTTGATGATAAACCGAATATTAGTAAAGATGTCGGCAACCGACGGTTTCGGTTTTTCCGTACCTTGACTCACAATCTTCTCTGGATTCAACGTATCGATAAACTCTAACCCATAATGAAAGAAAAGTATTGCGAGACCGAGCACGGTCATTCCAGTAATTGACATTTTATTCTTGTCATCTACATCTCGGTCATAAATCCAAACAATGACCATCAATATGATATACATAATATGCGTAGCACCAAATGCGAGCTGTCGCAGCGGGTTTGTAGCATCTTCCGTTTTAAGGTCATCGAACAAGTAGTTTTCAGGCGTCTTCGAATTTGCTTTCGTGAATTTATCTCGAATATATGCGACGATACCCGCTACCGCAACAATTGACATTATCACATAAATCGCATGCGCTGTAGGCGAATTCATTTGTACCGCAAATCCACCAGACGCAGTCCCATCTGCGCCACTGCTACTTTTATTCACGAATTCTGCGTCAATCTTATATACGTAGTAAATCACTGCGAGAATCAAAATCACGAACGATATTGTCAGTAAAATCACTTTGATGAGCTTTCCAATTGCGCTTACTTTGATTTCGTTGATGCTTGCGGGTTTGGTATCATCCGTCTCGGCAGGAGCATCGACAATTTTCGAGTCCGAGAGCACCGATGTCACACTCTTCGGAGTTGGTCTATCTTCTTGCGTTGTGGGAAACATGCGAAGGTCGGTGTTTTCAGGGTCCCACTCCCAAAATTTTAATGTATCGATGGTATCATTGCGTTTTTTGATAATACTGTCAATACCAGTCAAAGACGCAATACCGTATATGCCTGCTCTGAATAACACCACAATCAGTAAAGGAACCAAGTAGATGGTTGTTAAAATTTGACGTAATAAGAGTTTAAACATATTTTCTTTGGCGAAATCATCATGAAAGCGCGGTGTTTTTCCATAAATATAAAAAAATGACGGTATAGCACAAATAGCAAGAAGAACCACAAATGCGATTGCCCATCCCCAATTATCAGGAACGATGGGTAATGACGCTCCAGTTCTTGCTTCTTCCTCCGGTTTTAATTTTACCAAATAATGCCACCACCATGACAATCCGACCCCGAATACTAATAAAAATCCGGTAATACTAAAGCACCACTGTTGCCATCCAATACTGCCGACATAATTTAACTGCCATACCTGAATCGACTCTGCGAATTTAAGTATAGACTCGAGACCGCCGACATTCATTTCCTTGACGACTGGCAGTAATAAAATCGCACACAATGAAAGACCTACAATAATCACAATGAAAAATGTGTCTATGAGTTCTTTCACGCGTGGAAACATATCGCCTGAGAATTTATTTCCTATCCAATTCGTCGTGGTTGGAGATGTTGTTACATTCGTAAAAAGGATAGACACCCACAATATGAGTAGAATAACCGATAAGAATGGGGTGAGTGAGAACCATTTGGCGAAACGAATGGTAGTGCTCGTAGGCTCGATATCGGGGGCGGCTTTGATTAATAATTTATCCCAGTCATCTGAAAGCATCGCATCATCTTTAATTTTTTCTTTAATGTCTGTGCCATTAATACGACTATTGTCAGAAAATAATTTTAATCGGTTCCTCCAAAACCACCAAATAGAGCCCACAATAATTAATGAAATTAATGAAAATGACCACATGATGCCCGCAGTAGAATTTTGTGACTTATCATTTTTGGCTTGCTGAACTGATGCCGCTACGATAATCGTACATATTACCATGACCAGCAAAATCCCCCCCACATTGTTTAATACCGTAAATTTCTCAGTTTGTCCAAAAAATATTATTAAAAATATTACTCCAACAATAAGATAAATAATGGCATGAACCATAAAAGCTTTGTATTCAAATGGCTGTGTATCGATTAGTTTATTATCTTTAGCTGTCCCAAACCCAGACCCATCCAATCCCAAACTCTTTGACAAGAATATACCGCCTGGCATAAATATTCCAGCCGCAATGAACAGGAGTATTCCTATTGATACTTTATTTTTCCATTCAAAGTCATTGGAGCTTGTATAATTCCACAAGTAATACCCAAATAACATAAAAATCGCAATCTGAAAAATTACACCGATACCTAACATCCATTCCGCACTAGTATTTGCGATTGTTTTTTGATATTCATCCATATTGTAAGAATCCTCGGTTAATTTATCACTTTTCAAATTATCATTTATTTCACTCCCGCGGACAACCAGTGGAATTCCGATTACGATTAACAATATTACGTAATGAATCCATTCTGTTATTGAGTTATTCTTGATAACATTCCATACAATAGAAATAACTCCCACAGATATCAATAATCCACCCACTGTCATGAGACCGACCGACGGATCATAATTTCCCGCACTCCGTGATGCTGTAATACTGCCAAACCCGAGCCCTAGGCCTAACACGAATATAACGGCTACTATCACATACTTATATGTTTCAATGTTATCAGGGGAATTAACAGGTTTTGGCAAAAATGTGGAGCGTGGCTGCGTTTCCTGTTCTAGTTCATGGTACTTGCTTGGAGATAAATAATGCATAAAGACAATCCATACGAATGTGATGACTAATGTAGCAAAAATACTTGCGTTGTCTTTTAACAAATCCGACGTAACAATACCGATTAATATGATTACAACAAGAACAATAATCGGAAGATAATTTAATAATGTCTCTATATGAAATGATTCTTTGATTGAGCTTACAGATTCTGATTCGAGTTGGCCTTCAGCCGAATGTATTGCTGCTATTGTGGCAACTATCGCCGTCGGTGATTCCATTGATACCGTTGATTCCATTTATAATTTGTTATAATGATAACAACAATCAGTTATAATTATAAGATATAATAATGTCGTTCCAAATACGGATGATATTCAACGGATGGGATGGGATGGGATGGGATGAGATGGGATGGGATGAATTACAAAAACGACATCGCTGTTTTTTTGCCATGACAGTCGCGACATAAAGCAACTAAATTATCGATATGATTCGAACCGCCATGTTCTAAAGCGATTACATGATCCACCTCAAACCATGCAGGAAGCTGACGCTGACAATCGCCGCATTTCCATCCTTGTTGTGCGGCGACATACTTTTTCTTGGTTTCGCTAACACTACGTTTGCTAGACCCTTTGCCGGAGTTGAGAACACGACGTTCAGAAGCACTGAGGGTTCCGCCGGGAGTTCCGCCGGGGGTTCCGCCCCCCCACGACGGCTGCGCGGTTGTTGTGCCCATTGCACTACTCATAGCCCCGCCTATAGCACCACCGTCGTGGGGGGGCGGACCCCCGGGCAGACCCCTCGTCATATCAAAAAACGGTGTTATCATATCCGCTGTTCCTTTACTAATAGGCATATACTTAATGATATCATTGGCGTGATATAATAATTGCCTAGAGTTTTCCGGATTACGACGCAAGAACATGAAGAGCGAGAGACCTACAAACCCGAACGTAGCTATTTTAATCAACTTTTGATTGCTTTGAAACATCTTTATCAGTTGCCCATCATAATATGTATTTACGATAAGGACCGCGGTAATAATAAATACGATATATTCGGTCTTTACCATATCATATAATATTTTATTAAATTTTATATAATAGATCTAAAATAATGATCTGAAACATTATTTTCTATACTTACGCGTCTTGTTAGTGCGTTTTCTTTTGTATTTTTTAGAAAGCAATTTCGTTTGCTTGCTTTTATGTTTTTTACCTAGTTTGGATTTCCCGCCACCCATACTCGCCGCATTCCCCATATTTTTTGCTTCTTCTCTTTTTGCTATCAGCGCCCGTAGATCATTCAGCGGCAGACGCTGCTCTTCCAGCGTCAGCCCATCCAGAACCCCCTGCATCTGCTGAGACACACGAGCCCAATATTTCTGTTTCGGCGTGGGTTTATCCGTCATGGGAAGCGGATTAACCAGCCAGTCTGGAGCATTATCCATACTCCGCTGCTGCTCCTTCTGCTGCCGAAGCCACTCCTGCTGCCGTTGCCTCCTTTTTAATGCGTCTTCTACTGTGTCTTTTACTTCTTTTTGTATTCTAGATAATGTGCCAGCACCATGTGGGGTTGAGGTTAGGGAACTTGGTGTTTCGAATTTGTTAGGTATTTTACTCATCGTTAATTATATATAATAATAATATATATTTCCAATTTATAATTAATTTCACCTATTGTGATAATAATACGCCGCATACCCCAATCCCGCCACCATCAGTAGATACACCAGTTTTTCGCGGTATTTCAGTTCTTCCAGTAGTTGTATAGGTTTCGGGCGATAATGTAGGTAATATCTCTCGAGTGCGTCGTGTAAAGGCAACTCATCTTTCATGAGAAGAACATTATAACGATTGTGAATGAAATGAACCCATCGAATAAACGAGTCGCGGTTATCTAAATAAGGTGTAACGGGATATTTATTCAACATTCTCTCGAACTCTGACGACATTTCCGGGTCAGGAATGAGCATCGGGAAGTTCTGAACGAAGTCATAGTATTTCTTTCGGACTACATCATTTACATGGTCGGGGTAATTGACCGCAGTCGTCATTAAAAAGAACCAATAATGTGGTCCCCATATCTTCGCGTCTAATTTCATGATACTATAATGAAACGACATAAAAACAATAACATAATTACGATTAAGCGAAATGGCAGAAGAAGTGGAGGCTATAGTTCAGGTCTCAGTATTTACAAAAGATACCAATACCAATACTGAATACATTCCGGAGTCATTAAAATTAAACAATCCTAAATCTGCGTTATCTTATCTAGAAATTAGTCAGTTGCGAACAGGCGTAAAATCAACATCGGCAACTACAGGAATGCCAACATCTTACCGCGGAAGTAAAAACACAACGACATCGGCATCGGCATCGGCATCGGCATCGGCAACAGCCACGACGACAACGACAGCAGATACAAACAAGTATTTCTGTAATAATTGTAATCGCACGAACCATGTTTATAACAATTGTCGCGCACCGATTACAAGTATAGGGGTGATTGCGTTTCGTTGCGGTGAGACAGGCCCTGAATTTCTGATGATACGCCGCCGTGACTCATTCGGGTTTGTCGATTTTATACGTGGTAAATATTCATTAAACGATGAAGCTTATATCCAGCGTATTATCGATGAAATGACGATGACCGAAAAGGATAATCTGATGCGCCTTACGTTCGAACAGTTGTGGCGGCTATTATGGGGTGAATATACGCGCGGAAGCCAGTATAAAAACGAAGAGCATATTTCGTTTGAAAAATATCGGCAGGTATTAGGCGGAATACGCACCAAAGACGGACGTGTAAAGACTCTTCACCAATTTATTGAAGAATCGGCTACCAGATGGACCGAAACCGAATGGGGATTTCCAAAAGGGCGCAGGAATTATAATGAAAAGGACCTTCCATGCGCGCTGAGGGAATGTCTTGAAGAGACCGGGTATGATATTACAACAGATAATGTAATACAAAATATCGCACCATTTGAAGAGATATTTATGGGGTCGGATATGAAGTGTTATAAACAGAAATATTTTCTTGCGATGGTGGATTTAGATAAGAAGCCGAAAAAGGCGCATGATATCATGGAGGTAGGACTTATGAAATGGATGTCGTTTGACGAGTGTATTCATACGATACGACCTTACAATTTAGAAAAGATTGGGATTGTTCGAAAAATCAATAACATATTATCCCGTTATCGAATATTTTAAGGTTCCTTTTTATTTCATGTAGATATATAAAGGAACAATCATTATTATAAATACAATACATAAATGGCAGAAGAAAATGAAAATATACCGATAGAAATTACGATTGCTTCTGGTGCTTCTGGTGCTGTGCCATCACAGCCATCCGTCGTATCCGTCGCAACAGCTGCTCTTGCTGCGATGCCGGATAAACCAGCATTACGAAGTATAAAACTAATACCGAAAAAACGGACAGACGCCGCCGACGCTGTGGGCGGGGTTGCGGTTTCATCGGACCCTAGACAACGAATTCGAATGATGAAACGCGAACTTGAAGATGGTCACAAACGCTTGAAACCAGAAGAACTAAATAATCCATTTAGTAAAGACTTCAATAAGCTTCTCTTGAAAAAGGAATTGCTTGAACGAGAGATAACGTTACATGATATCGGTATATTGCCTGGAAGCGATAGTGATGACGAAGGTTCGGCCGAAGCGGCAGCAGCCACGAAAGGTTTATACCCTACCTTAAATGACACAAATTTTAATACTAAAATAGCCCTTAGGAAAGAGTTCTTCGATACAAAGATGGATGTAGATAATATGAAGAATGTGGAAGAAGAGGCCGAAATATTATGTAATGCGCAAATCGAACTTGCGCCAAACCAACAATTCGTGAGGAACTTTCTCTCGGTAGAGACGCCGTATAATAGTTTATTGTTGTATCATGGTCTAGGAACAGGCAAGACGTGTTCCGCAATCAGTGTAGCAGAAGAGATGCGAGATTATATGAAACAAATGGGAATAACGCAACAGATTATCGTGATCGCATCTCCGAATGTTCAAGAGAATTTCAGGCTTCAGCTGTTTGATGAACGTGAGCTCCGAGAGATTGAACCCGGAGTATGGAATATCCGCGCATGTACTGGGAATAAATTCATCAAAGAAATAAACCCGATGAATATGAAGGGACTGACGCGTGACAAAATCATCAAACAAATCCGGCGTCTAATTTCATCGCATTATTTATTTTTCGGGTATAATGAATTCGCGAACTATGCGCGGGCGAACGCATCGAGTGTTGGGCTTTCGCAGGATGATGCGGTGATACAAGAGGTTCGACGGAAGACAGTGACGACGGGGGCGGCGGGCGCAGCATCGGCGTCTAAAAAGGGGCGTAAATCCGCGGCCGACATCACCAAAGCCGCGGAAATGGAAACTCTCGCAATCGAAACATTGTCAGTCACGAAGCTGCGTAAATTATTCGCAAATACGCTGATTATTATTGATGAGGTTCATAATATTCGTATTACTGATGACAATCGTGATAAGCGAGTTGCGAAGATATTGTTTCAAATCGTTCAAAAGGTGAATAATGTGCGCCTTTTACTGTTATCCGGCACACCCATGTATAACAGTTATAAGGAAATCATTTGGCTTATCAATTTGATGAACTTGAATGACCGGCGCGCGACTATTGATATTGCGGATGTATTTGACGACCAAGGAAATTTTCGTTTGGATGGGGGTGGTCGAGAGATTGGAAAGGACCTTCTTATTAGAAAAGCAACTGGCTATGTATCATTTGTTCGAGGTGAAAATCCATATACATTTCCTTATCGTATATATCCGAGAGAACACTCACCTGAATTCTCGCTTCTTGAGAGGATAAATCGTGGAGGTGGTGGATATCCGCGAACCCAACTCAATGGCCGACATATCGACCAACCCATCGAACATATCGATGTTTATATGACACAAACTGGCGATATTCAAGAAGCAGCTTACCGTTTCATTATCAATGACATGAAGGCGATATATATTTTCAAGAAGACAGCGATGATGCGGCGAAAGAAGTCTGAAGAGACTGCCTCCAGTAAAGGCAAAGGTAAAGGCAAAGGCGCGAAATCAGCTAAGACTGGAGCCGGTGCTGCGGTCGAAGGACCCGAAGGAGCGGGAGCGGGAGCGGGAGCAGCCGCGATAAATGAAAGCACAATTGTAGAGGCAGCCGACTTTCCTTCATTTGAAAATATGGATACAATAGGTTACGCAGCGGTTCAGAAACCGCTTGAAGCTTTGAATATTGTATATCCGCATCCGTCACTAATCGAATATATAAATGACCCAAATGACGAATTTGATATTGCGGCATGTATCGGGAAAGAAGGATTGCGTCATATTATGTCCTATGAAGATGTTGGTAATCCACCCATGCGTTTGAATTTCGAATATCGGCAAGATTTTATTCGCTCATTCAAATTGCCAACTGGCGAAACTACCACGAAATCTTCCGCTAGAATATTCGCACCAGATAACATCGGACGGTATTCCGCTAAAATCAAGAATATATGCGATAAGATTGTAAGCAGTGAGGGTATTATTCTCGTATATAGCCAGTATATTGATGGCGGTGTTGTCCCAATCGCGCTCGCGTTAGAAGAATGCGGTTTCACGCGGTATAGTGCTGCTGGAGCAAATTCATCATTTTTTAGAAGCAAACCAAGACCAAGTATTGACGCAATTACGATGCTCTCTCAACGAGAGCACCAGGCTCAATTTCCGAACCAGCCGTTCCGCCCAGCTAGATATTCAGTGATTACTGGCGACCCCACAATTTCGCCAGATAATCTACATGAATTGAAAGCACTCACGAGTGAAAATAATACCAACGGAGAAAACGTGAAAGTTGTCATTATATCTGTAGCTGGAAGTGAAGGTCTCGATTTCAAGAACATTCGACAGGTTCATATTTTGGAACCGTGGTATAATATGAATTTGTTGGAGCAGATTATTGGACGTGCTATCCGCAACTGTAGTCATAAACGACTACCATTTTCACGAAGAAATGTAGAATTGTATCTTTATGGAAGTATGCTCACTAATCCGGATATAGAAGCAATTGACCTTTATTTATATCGCTTATCTGAATTTAAAGCCGTAAAGATTGGCACAGTATCGCGTGTGCTCCGAACATCCGCAGTAGATTGTCTCTTAAATGTTCAGCATAACACACAGACCGCCGCAGAGCTGAATCAAGTTGTTCAGCAAAATCTCTCGTCACACAAACAAATAAACTATCAAGTTGGCGCGCGTCCGTATTCCGCCCTATGTGATTATATGGAACGTTGCGAGTATGTTTGTCGCCCGACATTTTCTAACGGACGTCCAATACAAGAACAGAATGATTTATATGGGATTGATGACGACAGTGATGACGAAAGTGGCGGCGGCGGTGGCGGCGGTGGCGGTGGCGCCGCAAAAGCAGCATCATTAGGGTCTAAAAGCGATGTTCAAATGCTTACATTTAACGAGAAGTTTATGTCGATGAACCTAGATAGAATTATTCATAAAATTCGGGAACTATACAAGGACGCATTTTTCTACAAGAAAACCGGTCCCAACGGAATTATTGCGCATGTAAATGCGATTCGTCAGTATCCGATTGCTCAAATCAATCTCGCGCTTACACAAATGGTGACAGATATGAATGAATATGTAAATGATAAATATGGACGTCTAGGCCGTATTATCAATGTTGGCGATTATTATCTCTTTCAACCAGTAGAATTGACAGATAAGCGCATCAGCATATACGAACGAAGTGTGCCAGTTCCTTATAAACATACCGCAATAGAATATCCTCTTCCAGGGGAAATAACAGAAGATTATTTGGGTATTCTACCGAAACAAGCACCATCGGCGGTGTCGGGCGCTTCAGTCGTACCAAATAAGAAGGTAGTTCAGAAATTGACGGCACCAGCCGCACCGGCCGCACCAGCCGCACCGGCCGCACCAGCCGCACCGGCCGCTCCCGTCGTTGTTCAGGAGTTGAAGGCAGTATCAGAGTCACTCGTTGAACCTGGCGATGACGCAGTAGATGAAATCATAACGACGTTATTGAATACATTCAATACGTGTAAAACTGTTCATGAAAAACCAACAAAAGAGCAAGATGAATGGTATTATTATTGTGGTAAGGTAATTAATCAAATCTCTCAAACAGAAGAATTCCAGACTACAAGAGAAGAACTACACGAACTTGTCATCGCCAATCTATTAGAGCATTTATTATTTGAAGGCAGCCTTACTTTATTGAATTACTTGTATAAAATGAATAATTATTCCATGAATACTGCGGCAGCTGTAGGAGGAGATGGCGGCGGTATTCAACTGTTGTCGGCCTTTGAACGAATGATACTTCAGTATTATTCACAACAGGTAATTCATCGACCGCTTGTCGGGCGAAGAGCCGCTGCGGCTGCGGCTGCGGCCGCTGGTTCTGCGGCCGCCAATACACCTGAAGACAAAGGAATGTTATTATTCAACAAGAAAAATAAGGCGCTATTAACACTAGTTGTATTACGATATGAAACACGAGAATGGAGTGTGGCTGAACCGGAAGATGAGCGCGATTTTGAACTTCTTTTAGGGAAAATACAATCTGAACAAATACAACGTATGAATATGATTATCGGGTTTGTCTCGTTATTTAAAATGGAATACCTAGTCTTCAAGGTAAAGGTAATGTCAAAGAAACGGGATAAAGGCGCGCGATGTGACCAATCTGGTAAAACAGACGCAATCGGCATTATTAATACGATTCTCTCGATGAACCCACGGACACAAGGAGATGAATATAAACTCACTACTGAGAATACAAAACAAAGAACCCAACGAGAATTATGTGTGTTTCAAGAATTTTTATTGAGGGTCTTTCAAAGAAGGAGTATAAATGGACATAAGTGGTTCTTCACCCCATGCGAGGCTTTATTGTGCGATATCGAGAGATTACATATAGAGAAATAAAGTATAATACTATAGTAATATACGGTGGTTATCATTTCTAAGATGAGTATGTCAAAACTCGCATCATCCACGAAGACTGTTCAATCCGCGCCAAAGTTAGGTATTTATACCACGATATTACTTACACGTAAATTAGAGATTCCGTTCCGCATTATTGGACGTAATGTAAAAGATACTCTGGAACATATTCTCTCGAAAATCGTAGAAGGAAAGTGTATGGCAGAAGGATTTATTCGTCCAAGAAGTGTGAAAATTCTTACGTATTCTAACGGATACCTATACGGTAAAAATGCGATATTTGATGTTGTATATGAATGTGAATCATGCTCGTTGGTGGAAGGTGTCGTGTTTTCATGTGTTATTAAAAATATTAGTCTTGCTGGGATTCGCGCAACTTTGAATGAGCCGAAATCACCGGTTACAGTATTTGTCGCGCGAGACCATCATTATGACCGCGCTGATTTTACGCGTCTTCAAGAAGAAGAAGAAATTCGTATAAGGGTTATCGGGCAACGATTTGAGATTGGAGATGAATCAATTTCCGTTATTGGAGAGCTCGTATAATAATGACACGAATGCGCATAATTATGAATAATATTATATATAGTATTATTATAGTATTATTATAGTATTACAACCGATGGATTATATTTTCATTTGTAAGCACTGTCAAGAACCATTTGTAGTATCAGTCAATGATTTCAATTGCCGAATATTACGTCATGGAGTATATAAACATAATATGCAACATATCCCTCCCCACGGAAGCAAAGATGAATGTGATGCGCTTGTGCGTGATGACTTGATATTCGGGTGTGGGCGACCGCTTCAAATCATCGATAATGTCACAAATTCACAGAAACAAACATATGATGTAGTGATATGCGATTATATTTGAAACAATAAAATTGATACCGATATAAACATATTTATAGAATTGATATAGTCATTATGGCGTCAGTGATGTCATTTTCGAGCACGAATATAAAGACCATTCGTCCAAAATCAAAGAAGAAAGCATCCACGGCGTCCGAACCCGCGTCCGAACCCGCGTCCGAACCCGTGGTCGAACCCGTGGTCGAAACTATAGACGAAGAAGATGTCACGCCATATTGCGACCCATCGTTGTTTGTAAAACGGAAAATAAAGCGC